GTAAAGCCATTTTGGCTCGCCAGCGTGAGGGTGATGTAGGCACTTATCACTATGGTGACAACCTAACCCGCGCTGTGCGCCATGTGGCTCGTCAGTTGGTGGACTTGATCCCCAAGATTTACGACACACAGCGTATTGCTCGAATCATTGGTGAAGACGGCGAGACTAAGATGATCAAGATCAATCCTGATCAGCCGCAACCCGTCAACAAGATTGTCAATGAGCAAGGTATTGTGATCGAGAAGATTTACAACCCAGGTGTCGGCAAGTACGATGTGGTGGCCACAACTGGCCCAGGCTATGCAACCAAGCGCCAAGCGGCACTTGAAGCGATGGCGCAGCTGCTTCAAGGCAACCCACAATTGTGGTCTGTGGCTGGTGACTTGTTTGTCAAGAACATGGATTGGCCTGGCGCACAGGAGATGTCTAAGCGTTTTGCCAAGACCATTGATCCCAAGTTCTTGTCGGACGACAACGAAGACCCAGCATTGCAGGCTGCGCAACAACAGATTCAGGCCATGGGCGCTGAGATGGAGCAGATGCACCAAATGATTCAGAATGTCGGCAAGTCCATTGAGATGCAGGACTTGGAGCGCAAGGACTTTGAGGCTCAGATCAAGGCATACGATGCTGAAACCAAGCGCATTGCTGCGGTGCAGGCCGGTATGACTGAAGAACAAATCCAAGACATTGCCATGGGTGTGGTTGCTGCGGCCATGGAGTCGCAGAGCATGATGAACCAAATGCCTGAAATGCGTGAGGAATCCATGCCTATGGAAATGCAACCTATGCCCCCAGAACAAATGATGCCCCCACAAGGAATGCCACAATGAAAGCAAATGAATTTTTAGGCTTGCTGTTCTTGGCTCGGGATGTTGCACATTCCGTGCATCTGAACACCCGCAGTTTTAGCAAGCACGAAGCGCTCAACATCTTCTATAACCGCATCATTGGCGCGGCTGACGACTTTGCCGAAGCCTACCAAGGCCGGTACGGTCTGATTGGCCCTATCACTCTGCATTCGGCCAAAAAGACGGCTAATATTATTGAATTCCTGCAAGATTCTCTTGCTGAAATAGAAGCTGCAAGATACGATGTGTGTGATAAATCAGACTCATCTTTGCAACAATTGATAGATAATATCGTTGAGATATATCTTCGGACTTTGTACAAATTGAAATTCTTGGCGTAAGGAAACATGATGGAACTTCTCAACCCCCTATCAAAAGCCGACTTCCCTGGCCGCACTGCATCCTACACCGGCACTGCTGCTAACACCTCTGATTGGAACCCAGGCCCCGAAGGCGTGGTGATCTGGTCTACGACTCCTTGCTATGTGGAAGTTGGCCCAGGTGCTGTGGCCACGACTGCCAGCACACCAATCCCTGCATACACACCGATCCCGTTTTATGTGGCTATGGGCACTGGCGCTCCTTTCCGAGTGAGTGCCATCCGCATCTCCGATGACGGCGTGGTGTACTGCAAACCTATTAACAAGCAATGAGCTTTGGTGTCGCCCTTCGCAATGCTCTGGGCCTTGGCCTTGGCGGCATTGTTACGCTGATTACAGGCACACGCGACAGCGGTGCTTCAGTAGGTAACCTTCTTACCGAATCTGGCGACAACCTCGTCCAAGAAGACGGCGGCTTGATTCTTTTGGAGCCTTAACATGGCAGTATTTCTTTCCCCAGTAGGCGGTGTTGCCGCACAGTTTTTTACAAACACTGGCGCTGTTTTGACGGGCGGTAAGCTGTACACATATCAAGCCGGTACAACTACACCTCAAGCCACATACACAACTAGCGCAGGAAGTGTTGCGCGTACTAATCCAGTTGTTTTGGATGCTGCTGGACGAGTTCCTGATGGTGGTGAGATTTGGATTTCACCAATTTCATACAAGTTTGTTTTAAAAGATTCAAACGATGTATTAATTGCAACCTACGACAACATTTTTGGTTCTGGCGCGTTTTCTGTAACAAATTACACAGGAAATGGATCAACTGTTGGGTATGCTGTCACAGGAAATGTGGTTGCTGTTTACATTAATGGCGTATATCAAAACAGAAACACATACTCTATTGCTAGTGGCACATTGACCTTTACTGAGGCGCCACCTTTTAATTCTTTAATTGAAATTTTGTATAACTGATAGGGGAATATCATGGCAGATAAAAAGATTTCCGCGCTGACTGGCGCAACCACACCGCTTGCTGGCACGGAAGTATTGCCAATTGTTCAATCAGGCGCAACAGTTAAAGTTGCGGTATCTGATTTAACCGCAGGACGCGCAATCAGTGCCACTCAAATTACTTTGACTGCGGGAAATGTAATTCCCGCAAATGGATATGGCATTGACTTTTCTGCTACATCACATCCAGCTGGCATGACCAGTGAATTGCTAAATGATTATGAAGAAGGTACATGGACGCCTGGACAAGGTGCAGGATTGACTGTTGTAGGCACTTTTTCATCAAGTGGTAGATATACAAAAGTAGGAAGAATTGTTACTCTTTATGGCTCAATGTCTGCTACAACATCCATCGTAGTAGGAACGAGTAATACATTCTGTACTGGTTTGCCTTTTGCTACATCAGATTTATCTTATGGAGTTATAGCTAATAACGCAGCATTTAGCCAAGCAAATAATCAAGTAGCATGGAGAACATCTGTATATTGTGTAAACGCCATGTCAGCAACAACTATGTTGGAATTTTCTTTCACATACTCAGTTTAATTAAGTTAGATTAGCTTACTACACAACTTAATTAACAGTAACTAAAGAAAGAAACCAAATGTCACTTACTCGTGTTTCACAATCCATGATTGGTTACAATGGTTCTACAACCATTAATACAAACACAACTATTACAGAAGATGTTTTTATTGGATCAGGACAAGTATTTAACATTGCGGCAGGCGTAACGCTTACTTTTTCTGGACAATTTTATGCTGGTGTTTACCAAGTTTTTTCTGGCGATGGCACAGTAGTATTTACTGAAGGTTCAGCAGTTGAATACTACCCAGAATGGTGGTTGCCTGACGGTGGTGATTTTGGAATTGCGGTAAGCAAATGTTTGGCAGCTACAAAAAATGCTGGTGCAAAGATTGTTTTCACAAAGAGCCACGATTGTCTAACCCCCATCAATGCCACAGGCAATCATAAAGGATGGGTGCTTGAGGGTCGTGGAGGATCAGGCGCAGGGCCGAGTTGGGGCGTAACCATTGCATTTGCCCATACTGGTGTTGGTTTAGATTGTTCTGATTCAGAATACATCTTTATAAACAACTTAAAGTTTAAGGGTGGCCCATTAGCACAGAATCCAGTAACAACAATTCCTAGTGTTGGTATTTTGTTTGCGCGTAACGTTGCTGGCTCAGGCTGTGGAAAACACAGCCTTACTAATGTAATTTTTGACTATGTAAGTAGATTTACAATTGCTGGTATTTATAATTACGGGGGTGAAGAATTTGTTTTTCTTAATTGCCACCTTATAAATATACAAGCAAATACTCAAGTAGTAGTTATTACTTGTGCCAATCCGTTTGGCGTTAAATCTCCTTTTATAAATTTATCTACTGCAACAAATTTATCTACATCTGTATTTAAGTTTATTTCTGGCGCGTACTATGCTGGTGGTGGTGCTACTTCATCTACTTTTTATATAGACGGTGCGGCTAATTTTTCTGTAGATGGCCCGTTGGTAATGAATGTCGATGGGTACGCACTTTTTTACTTTAATTGTGCTAATGCTCAGTCGGCCAATATGTCGTTTAGGGACATTCGTGAAGAAATTGGTGCAACAGGCGCAGACTATGCGTTCAAATTTGGCGGCGGCGTACAATACCCATACAATTTTATTATTGAAGGGAATCGTTTTGGCTCAAACATTAAATCACTTTATGTTGACGACAATATAAAATTATCTAGTTTGTTTTTTCGGTCTAATGTTGGGGCCTCCATTAGCGTACAAAATTTAGACTACTCAACCATTGATATGGGTAGTACGTCGTTTACGGGTAGGTCTGGCGGTACGGGTGTTATTCAAAGTACGATCACTGGCTTTTTGTCTCAAATCTCATTGTTGGGGCCAAAGAACAATACAACCATCAATGACATTTTGTACAATTCGTTACAAAAATATGGGTCTGGTGGCGCTAATAATTATTCAGTTGGCACATTAACTTTAACTGCTAATTCAGCAACTACTGTCATAACAAGTGTTCCTTTTATAGCTGCAAATTCAACAGTACTATTGACACCCACATCGTCAACTGCGGCTGCTGATGTAGGTTCAGCAACAAGCGTATATGTCTCGGCTATTTCTGCGGCAACATCTTTTACGATCACGCATCCAAACAATGCAAACGTAGACAAAACTTTCAACTACATGATCTTTACAGGGTCTTAAGGAAATTATTATGTCAATTACTTTTAAATGGGTAGTTAACAAAGTTCAAGTCGTTGAAGACAATTTAATTGTTGCGGTTGAATTGACTGTTGTAGGTACAAATGAAACTTCATCTGCTTCAGCTTCATACAGCCGAAATTTAGTTCGCAGCGATACTTTTATTCCGTATGAACAATTGACTGAACAACAAGTTATTGACTGGTGTTTTAAGCCCGAAACAATTACTTTTAACAACCCAATTAATAACACAACATTTACCAGAACTCGTTTTATCAAAAACGAAGGTGAAAACGAAATTACCAATCAGCTTTTGCACCAACCAGCTAAAAAAGTTGCAGAACCTGCTTTGCCTTGGGTATAAATTTAAAATAGTGTATTAACAAACTGTGTCGGTGCAGAACACCGAAATTTGATTTTGATTGGAGTATCAAAATGGCTCTCGAAAAAGTTATCTCTGTTGATTTGATTGAAGTTATTGAAAACGGTTGCGTTCAAGTACGCACCAAGACCGCTATCATGGAAGACGGCAGACAGATCAGTGCAAAATTCCACCGCCATATTGTTGTGCCTGGTGCTGATACAAGTGCTGAAGATGCCAAAGTGCAAGCCATTGCCGCAGCTATTCATACACCAGCAGTTATCGCTTCTTATCAAGCTGCTCAAGTAGTTGCACAGCCAGAGTAATCTGGTGTAAGATTAAAACAACTGTATCGGCCCAGTAGACCGAGGAATCTTAGGATTCATAAAAAATGACTGAAGAAGTCCAAGCCCTAGCGGAAGTAGACTCCGCGCCAACCACGGATGTGACGGCCACACCTGAAGTTGCTGAAAGTACGCCGGAAGTCGCTGAGAACCAAGTTGATCAAGTCGAAGAGAAAAAATACTCCCAGGCTGAAATTGATGCGATGATCGGCAAACGCCTCGCAAGAGAGCAACGTAAGTGGGAAAGAGAGCAAGCACAACGGTCTGCCGAAACGCAAATCGTGAAAGCTGCACCAACTGCGTCCGTTGACCAGTTTGAAAGCCCTGAAGCCTATGCGGAAGCAATGGCGTATCAGAAAGCTGAAGAACTATTGGCCAAACGTGAAGCAGCCAAGCAGCAATCAGCCGTTCTCGAAAGCTATCAAGAGCGTGAAGAAGCAGCGCGGGACAAGTATGATGACTTTGAACAAGTCGCCTACAACCCCAAGCTACCGATCACAAATGTGATGGCCGAAACGATCCAGTCTTCGGACATTGGGCCTGAGTTAGCGTACTACCTTGGCTCAAATCCAAAAGAAGCAGATCGCATCTCACGCATGACGCCACTCAGTCAGGCGAAAGAGATTGGGAGAATTGAGGCCAAATTGGCATCAGCGCCCCCGATCAAGAAAACAACATCTGCGCCTGCGCCGATTTCTCCTGTCACTGCACGCTCCGTTGGAGCGCCAGCCTTAGACACTACAGACCCTCGCTCTATCAAGAGCATGACGGCCTCGCAGTGGATTGAAGCTGAACGTGCAAGACAGATTAAGAAGCTACAAGCACAGAACCGCTAAAACTTTGACTTTTTTGAAAGGACTGAAATGTCTAATACTATTCTGACGATTGACATGATTACCCGCAAGTCGCTGGAAATCTTGGAAAACAACCTTGTTCTTACCCGTAATGTGAACCGCCAGTATGACGATTCTTTCGCTGTTGAAGGCGCAAAGATTGGTTCTACACTGCGTATCCGTTTGCCCGACCGTGCTTTGGTAACTGACGGCGCCGCCTTGCAAGTGCAAGACGACAACGAGCAGTTCACCACTTTGACCGTTGCCAGCCAAAAGCACATCGGTGTCAACTTCACATCTGCTGAATTGACCATGCAATTGGATGACTTCGCAGAGCGTGTGTTGAAGCCTCGTATCAGCCAGTTGGCATCTTCTATTGATGCTGATGTGGCCAATGCGTACAAATCTATCGGCAACACCGTTGGTACACCTGGCACCACTCCTTCTACTTCTTTGGTCTTGCTCCAAGCCCAGCAGAAGCTGAACGAGAACGCAGCTGTGATGTCTCCCCGTTACGCTACCGTGAACCCTGCTGCTAACGCTGGCTTGGTTGAAGGCATGAAAGGTTTGTTCAATCCTACAGACACTATCAGCAAGCAATTCAAGAACGGCATGATGGGCACTGGCGTGTTGGGCTTTGACGAGATCAACATGTCTCAGTCTATCAAGCAACACACAACTGGCTCTCGCGTTGCCACCGGCAACTCTGTGACCACCACTGTGACTTCTCAAGGCGCTTCTAGCATTGCTTTAACTATCGGCTCTGGCCTGACAGTTAAAGCCGGTGACGTGTTCACCGTTGCTGATTGCTTCGCTGTGAACCCACAAACCCGCGAGTCTACTGGCTCTTTGTTCCAGTTCGTTGCTTTGGCTGACGCCACTGCCAGCGGCACTGCAATTGTTGTGTCTGTTGCTCCTATCTACACCGCCGCCAATGCTTTGGCTACCGTTGACAGCTTCCCTGTCTCTGGTAAGGCTGTCGTGTTCGTAGGCGCTGCTTCTAGCCAGTACGCACAGAACTTGGTATACCACAAGGACGCCATCACCTTTGCAACTGCTGACTTGCTGTTGCCACAAGGTGTTGACATGGCTGCTCGTGCTGTTCACAACGGAATCTCCCTAAGAATTGTGAGGCAATACGATATAAATAACGATAGAATGCCTTGCCGTATTGACGTTTTGTACGGCTTCAACACGATCCGCCCACAAATGGGCTGCCGTATCTGGGGCTAATCTGATTGGGGCTTCGGCCCCTATCTCTGTTCTTAATATTGAAAGGAAATTATCATGGCTCTCCCTAATGGTGCTGGTGGTTATCAACTCGGTGACGGTAATGTCGGCGAAGCACAACTGTTCGTTCAAGGCGCTCCAACAGCTTTGACTGCTGACGCAACTTTGACCGCTGCTCAATTGGCAAATGGTTTGTTTACCAGCGACTCTGCTGCCGACATCACTGCAACTTTGCCCACCGTGGCTTTGTTGGAAGCTGATATTAGCAGCGCTGCTAAAGTGAACGCTGCTTTTGAGTTTGCAATTGTGGTTGTCGATGCTGCTTATCAAGTCACTGTTGCCGCAGGCACAGGCTGGACTTTGGTTGGAAACATGGTTGCGTTGGAAAGCACATCCGCCCGTTTCCTCGCCCGTAAAACCGGCGAAGGTTCTTGGACTTTGTATCGTATTGCCTAAACTTAAATGGGGGCTTCGGCCCTCATTTTTAAAAGGAAACAAAATCATGCCAAATACTATTGCTGTAGGCGTTGCGTTTGAAGACGCACAACTTGACGGCGCAATTATGGGTAAATCTGGCGGCACAGCAGGTTTTTACGGCGCTACGCCGACAACTAAACCTGCGGCCAACACTGCTGCCTTAACTACAATCACGTCTACTGCACCCGGCACGCCGGACTTTGCAATTCAAGACTTGACTCAAACAACCCCATTTGGTTTTGTTACCAAAGACGAGGGTAATTCAGTTCTGGCGGTGATTGCAAATTTGCAAGCCCGTGTAGGACAGTTGGAAACTAAACTTCAAACTCTTGGTTTGTTGGCTTAAACTAAATGGGGGTTAATCACCCCCATTCTTAAATTATGATCATTTATCTTGAACATCCCGAACATGGCGCCAAAGTGGCGACTATGGATTTAGAGGCTGAGATGGATGAAAGAAATGGCTGGACTCGCTATAATCCAGACACGCCTTCTGAAACTGAAGCGGCTCCTGTGAACGTGCTGGAAGTTAAACGCCGTAGAAAAACCACTGCTGAGGTTTAAAAATGACAACGTACACCGCTGGCCAACAAATCGAACGGGCGCTTAGACTTCTCGGTGTGCTTGCTGAAGGTGAAACGCCCTCTGCGGCTACGTCACAAGACGCCTTGATGGCGTTCAATCAAATGATTGATTCGTGGAACACAGAGCGTTTAGCCGTGTTTTGCACACAAGATCAAGTCTTTACATGGCCAGCAGGCTTAATTAGCCGCACCCTTGGCCCAACTGGTGACTTTGTTGGCCTTCGCCCCATTTTGCTTGATGACGCTACATACTTTAAAGCAAACAACGGCGTGTCTTATGGCATCAAGATGATTAACCAACAGCAGTACAACGGTATTGCTGTTAAGACCGTGACTTCTACTTACCCACAAGTTATGTGGGTAAACATGACGTTTCCTGATATTGAGATATATCTCTATCCACGGCCAACGCAA